TTTACGGGTTGAAAGATTTATTAACAGAATACTCGGGTGACTCGGTTAGGAAAAACGATGCACTGATCATGGTTGATGTTGATTACCATGTAGATATGGATATCTACTTGAAGTTCTTCGTCCCCATTGTGATGTACACGCTAGTACCCGAGTCAGTAACTGGTCGTAGCCTTGATTATGCTTATATGATTAAAGATGATGAGGTGAACTTTAAAGTGGCAGGGGGATCTAGTTACCGACATGGTTTGTGGGATTATTCGGGTGACATTGTGTCTGTGGTGGATGATTACGGGCGTTTGCTTGTCTTCAACCTTGAACAACGCAATATCCCTGGAGACCCTATGCATCGGTTAGTAGTTTTGACCCCCGCTGCAGTAGTTCCAGCTCCTTATCATCGTTTCCTAGATTCAGTCCATTGTCCACTAAAACGGAAAGTGATTACTACCGGGGAAATTAATTTGTTGTATGAGCCTATCAAGGACAGGGTGTCAATTGCGGCAAACGGCAGTTGGCATAGTGTTGAACTTGCAGGGAATGTCTATGTGGCTATTCAAAAACGGTTGGAAAATAAAGAGGCTGATGCGGTGGTGTCCGATGTTGAACGGTTACTTAAACTGAACGGCGTTGAGACTTATGGAGTTGATGCCCCTATACTATTCAACCTTATGAAGGGTCATGTTAATCCGAATGTGGTCATAACAAATGGAGCCATTACGAGTTACAGTTGCCAAGGTGAGTTGGCCACGGAGGACGGCAAGGAAGTGGGGGTGGGAGTGTGTTCCCCCTTGGTATCCGAACCGGCCCTGTTCCCAACCAAAGGCCTGAACTCCGATGTAGCCACTGTTAGAGGGAGGATAGACAAACCCCGCAATGAGATCAAACCTGCTAATGACGACTATAAGTTTTGGGCAAAGGATTTTGTCAATCTCGTAGTTGGGAAACGGAAGGAAGGCAGAGGAGTGCCGTTAAGTGTTGCTGATGTGAGGAAAGTTCAAGACCGACCGATGCAAAAAGCTCGTTTCGCTAAGTGTCAGGCAACTTTATCGATGGACTCGGATAATCAGTTGAGGTCTTTTATGAAGGCGGAAGCGTATGGCAATGTTAATGATCCGCGTAACATTACAACAATGTCACCGGAAAACACAATTTTGTTATCACGATTTACGTTATCATTTAAGGAGGATCGATTGAAAGGGTTACACTGGTATGGACCTGGGTTGACACCTAAAGGAACAACGCGTGCCTTAGCTCGGCTGGCCGGCCTGGAGAAAAACTTCCTATGTGTAGATTATACGCGTCTTGATGGATCGATTTCGGAGTTTTTACAGAAACATATAGTCTTTGCGACTTATATGAAATGGGCAGCGGAACCCGAGAGGGCCGAGCTGCAACGACTCTTAAATCTTGTGTTTAAAAAGACGGCTCATACCGCACATGGTGTTAAGTATGATCCAGGTTATGGAACTCGAAGTGGTAGTGCCATTACAACTGATGGAAACACCATGATCTGTGCTTATGTTGTGTACTGTGCTCTAAGACGCCTTGGTATGTCCAATGAAGCAGCTTATGCTAAAATTGGGCTAGTCTATGGCGACGATGGTGCCTTTCCAGCTTATGCCGGACTGGATGCCCAATTGGAACAAGTGGCGTTGGACCTTGGATTGAAAATTAAGCTAGACGTGGTGCAAGCCAACGAACCTATCCCTTATTTAGGTCGATATTTCGTAGACCCTCTAACGTCGAGTGATAGTTTCCAAGATCCAATTAGAACCATTTCGAAATTACATTTAACCGCGAATCAACAAGTACTCCCCGAACAGGCTTTAGCCAATAAAGCCCTTGGTTATTTAGTGACTGATGCTAAGACACCCATCATAGGCACCTGGGCCCGTAAGGTTCTGGAATTGACCGGAATCAAAGAGGCCAAAGGGTTGTTACATGAAGAGCAGCATAAAATGTCTAACGCTTGGCCTCAAAAGGACGAGTGGTTAATCATGGAGACTATGGCTGGAGTTCTCGGGTTGACTGTCCCGGAGTTGAAATCGAAAGACGAATTGGTGCGGAGTGTTACTGCCTTGGATCAGTTTCCAGTGGTGCTAACGACAGAGCGACTCGTTAAGATTGACGCCATCGTTGGTGGCGAGTTAATTGGACCCGGGCCGCATTTAAAGTGCCAAGACGTTCGAGATGGATCCCGAAACAACCAATCAACAACAGTTAGTAGCCAG